GGAGAAGCCTGGACTGAAGTGGAAACCTTTGCTTACTCTAAACCCACCGATAAACATTACCGTCTTATATATAATGCAGGGTATTACCTTCAGTTCGGAGACGGTAAGTTTGGTAGAGTAATGCCAAAGAATCAAACTATCTCCCTAAGCTACTACCTTACCAAAGGAGCTAAGGGAAACATAAATGCCGGCTCTATTTCTCTGGTACCCGATTCAATTGTACCTATGGGAAAAGATGTTAAGGTATCTAACCCTTATGCTACTGCAGACGGTATGGACGTAGAGGGGATGGAGATCCTTAGAACCCATATAGGTATTCATACTCGTACTATCGGAGTAGCTATCACAAAGAAGGACTTTGTAGACTTGGCTAAACTGGTACCAGGAGTAAAGGATGCTGCCGTAGAATATATATGCGGTCGCAAATTGGACTTATATATTAGTCCAGGTAATTCCGATGATAATGGCAACCCAGGCATTGCTTCTAGTGCTCTTTGCACTAAAGTATTAAATTATCTTAGGGAGCATTCTCCACTTACTACTTGGATAAATGTATATGCTGCTGGCATTGCCCAAATTAACTTGGAATTGGAAGTAACTGGAAAACCTTCTTTTTCTTCAAGTGAAATTAGGTCCAGCATCCTTAATACTCTGTATGAGGCTTATTCTTATGCTAAGGCTCAGATAGGTGGTAAGGTAAGAATCTCTGATATATATGCTATGGTAGACAACTTGCCTGAGGTAGACTATCTGTACATCAAGAAGTTCTTCGTTAGTCCTTGGCCTAAGATTATATATGGAGATACTCAACTGCAACTGGCTTTCGGCACTAACGGTATAGAAAAGGCTTCTGGCCGTATGGAATACTTAATCGTATTCTCAAGTACTGGAGTCTGGGATATTTACTCTAAGACCGGAGGTTATGTAGCAAAGGGGATTAATGCTGACTCATTCCGAGTAGAAGACTACGGCAACGGCATGATATTCAATATCACTTTGAAGAACCGCAGTAGCATTACCGAAGGTTCTAAATACTCAATCACTATCTCAGAGCCTAATATGGATTATGAGGAGCCGGGGTTTAACCAAGTGGTATTTGATGATGCTAACTTGTTGAAACTTAAAATCAGAGAGACAGTATGATAGACATCAAACATCTCATAAACTATTTGCCATTCTATTATAAGGAGCGAGATACTTATAAAGATGGCAATGGGCAAGGCATTTTAGAGAAGCTTCTAGAAATCTGTGGAACTTATTTCCAAGATAATATAAAAGCAGAAATAGACAGTTCTCTAGAGATTTTGGACATTATAAGTACTTCCGAGTATTACCTGGGCCTTCTTTGGGAAATGTTGGGTCAAATGCCTTTTGCTAGAGTAGGTAGGAATCCAGGACCTTTGAGTTTATCCCTGCAACAGCAAAGGGACTTAATCCGGTATACTAATACCCTACTTAAAATCAGGGGAACCGAAAAGTTCTTCCAGATAATGTTCGGTATATTTAACAATGTGTCGAACAATCTAGCTGTTACTATTACTTCCGATGACCCCGGCTGGGACAAAGACGTCAGAGAACTAACGGTAATCAACTATCCTTATTTTGATACCAATAACTTCGATGATGACAACATCTGTATGGATGAGTACTATCGGATTAAGCAGTGTATACCTGTCACTTTCAACATCACTGGTAAAGTAGAAGACCAAGATAAACCTGCACTAAAGGCTTTCATTGAAAGGTTTGTTCCTTACTTTGTTCATCCGATGGTTATAATCGATGGAGAATCTATGGAAGAGACTTATACCATGAAGTTGTATAAGTACGATAAGCTTAACTATAAGTGGGAAGAGGCTGGAGATTCTACTACGGTGCAAGGAGATATTGACCTTATGTTTAAGGTTGAGATATATGATAGGTTTGATAATCTAGTATCTAAGGATTTCGAATCCTGGATGAATGACGGTATCAAGTCTATACGTACTTCACCTTACAGTTTCACCGTTCAAGGAATGATTGGAGTCCAGGATGTATACCATTTTAAGTTGGGCAACCAGGAAATAATCCATACTATAAATAAAGCTACGGCTGCAGCTCCTATATACCGTATTACTGTACCGGAGATAGTTTCTGAAAACAAGAAAATCACAGCAGAAAATCCTTCAGTAACCGTAAGAGTTAAAGCTACTAAGTTATATCATGGCATTGTAGTACCAGTTAACGTGATTAACAAAACTACTAACCAGATAGCTTTGGCTGGCGATGACGGATATTCAACATTTGTCATTACTGCAGGTGGTACATATAAGTTCTCTCCGAGCCCTTCATATGTAGTAGAGTCCTCAATCACCCTTGAGCAAGAGGCTGTAGTTGAAGATGCTTATGATGTATACGTAAGAAGAGTAATTCCAGCACCAGCTGAAACTGCTTGGGTTAAGAACTCTACCGCTTCTATGAATGGTAACGGTATCCGTCTTGCTAGATTCCAGGTTAAGTTAGTATTTAACCATGTACCTTCTGGACTTAAATATAACGGGGCTGATTTGACTGGAGAGATTCTTTCTACTCTTACGGAAGAACAGGCAAGAGCAGGAATGTCTGTAGAGGACTTTGTTAAGGTACAGCCCATCATTCAGAAAGCTGTGGCTACTGTCTTAGGTATTCCTTCTACTTCTATACAGTCTTATGGATTATTTACTCCAAAGAACACAGGAGCTTATCAACTATTGCCTAAATATGGTTCACAGGATGAGGATTTGTGGGCTACTGTAAGTAGTACTTTGGTATTACTATCTTGGGGAGTAAATATCCTTGATGGGGATACTGAAAAGCCTTCTGTTGATTTGGAGATTACCAATGAACATCAGGCAGTAGAAGCTATAGTTCAGGTTAAACAAACCAGTACACCTTTACTTGGAAACTCTGATGCCGATAAGTCTCTCAGGAGTCTCAGTGTAACTTTACCTGATAATACTTCGGTCACTCTTAAGTATGATGGTGACAGGATAGAGACTCCAGACTACTCTATTGAGTGGGCCGATAAATCTGGTACTAATGGGATATATAAGGTAAAGGTAACTTCTAAGATACCGGGAACCTTCTCATTCAAGATGCAATCAGGTAACAGTACTATGGCTACCCTTAACATCAATGATGGTAGAGTTCCAGACCATACCGATGATGAAGTAACTGGTATACTTATATTGCCTGTAAATAACAACGGTTGGGTACCTACTACTTCTGAAGATTTGATAGAACTTAACCGAATTTATCAGTTATCTAAAACTGATACAGAGGCCAAGTTCAGAATTGTACCTGCTTATAGGAATGCCGATGGTACCATTAAGATATATGATACCGATGCCGACCAGTTTGGGTATTTTATTTTGCCTGATGGTAGTGAGGTAGAATTAGGTACTGAACTTACTTTAAGCGAGGTCGGTACATATACTTATAAGTATGAACTAGAGCCTGCAGACGAAGAGGAAGGTATTCCTGCAGAATACTCAGAAGTCACTCTAGAAATTAAGGATTGGCAATCTACTGTTAACTTGGAAGTCACTCCTTCTACCGGAGCTTTGAGAAACGGTCAAGCTACTGCTACACTGAGAGTATCCAGCAACAAGCCTACAGATACATTATTGATTAAGGAATTGGTAACTGGGGATACTTATAAGGACGGTGATATATTCACTGCTCACAGTGTAACCCAAGAAGACAAACCATATACGTTTGTACCCGTTGTAAATGGAGAAGTGGTTGATACTAACCCTGATGGTAGTCCTACAAAGAAAACCTTCAAGGTCATAGACCCAACTGCTATCACCGTAGAACCTATCAAACTAGAATGGGATGCCGATGATACAACTACTAAGACTATCACTATCACTCCTGGTGATGAATCAACAGAATGGGTTATAGTAGTAACAGATTAACACATTAAACCCTTAAGTAATATGAAAAAAGTAATTGCTTGGCTTAAGGAAAGTCACCGATGGCAGCATCTGGTCGGGGGCCTTGCAATCGGGTTGGCCCCCGACAGAAACTACTGGGCGCCCCTTGCAGGCATGGGAAGGGCCTCCCCCCCGGCCCTTGAACC